AACGGTTAACGGTCTCGATAGCCGTCTTTTTGGGCACCCACTTAAACATCGTAATTTTCGACATCACCATGTCTCTGAAGACATTAAAGTTCCTAGGGGCAGTTGAGGGGTGCATCATCTTTACCAAGCCGTAGGCATCAAGCGGTGACTGAGACGCGGGTGTACCTGTAGCCATCCACAGCCATGTGTTGGGCTTTATGAGTGTGTTGATATTTTTCCAGCGGTTCGTGGTTGCAGTCTTTATGTAGTTCGCCTCATCAATAATGATTAGGTCAAAGCCGCCGTTGGCGAGTTCTTTATGCACAGTCTGCACACCGTCAAAATTGATAACCACAAACTCTGCGCCTTGCTTTATGAGGTCTTGGCGTTGTTGGCGCGTACCATGTGCAATATCTACTGACCGGTGCATGGCAGTCTTAAACAAATCATCTACCCATGCGGCTCGCATCACTGATACCGGGCATATCACCAGCACTCGATTGATTAGCTTCTTTTTGAGCAGGTAGTCCGCAGCCCAGATCATGCTGTTTGTCTTGCCCGTACCCGGATCACTAAATACGAACGCCCTGCGGTTCAACGTCAAAAATTCGGCTGTCTTTTTCTGGTGGTCATACGGTGCATACATGCCCGTCCATTTGTACTTCACCGCAATGGGTGAGGGAACGTTTTTAATACGCAGGTTCTTTAAGACCTGTGCCTCCTCGATACCCCAATGCACCAGCACATCACTAGCCCCATCGTCGTGGGCACCGATCACTTTGCTCTTTGGGATGACTTCGAGCACCCGTTGCGGGTTTCGTAGCTTAAGCTTTAAGGCTTTGTTTTCAATGATTTCCATTTGCTCTCCAATAGCTTGTCGCCCCAAACCTAAGTTTGAGGTGTAGTGGGGCCCTGATAGAGCACGGGTTTTCGTTTCTGCCGGTAGCGGCCATGCCCATGGCACTACCTAAACAACACACATACTACTAGGCCGCTAACACCTAGCACCCACTGGTCTAAAGGCTCTTTGGAACCCCTAGAGCGGTAGATACTACTTCTTCGGCGCGTTCTTCTTTACTGAGCGGTCTGCATTGCGGCTAAAGGATTTGTTCTTGTCCCCCGCCACTACCCTTAGGTTTGACTTACCATTGCCGCCACCCTTGGATATCGGGGTCTTGTGGTCAACGTCCTTACCGTCACCCTTGGACACCTTACCTTCACGGGCGAGTTTGCGCCTTGCCGCGTTACGTTTGGCACGGTTTTTCTTTTGCTCGTCTGTACCTTGGTACGACTCATATTCACGTTTATAGTCTCTTGCCATTACCTTCTCCCATTGTGAGCGCAGGATAAAACGGGACACCATGCCTTGCATAAACCTGACGGGGTAGCGTTCCAGACATCTGCTTTGTACGTGTCCTCTAACCGAGCCACCTCTGGCAACCACTGCATCCACATATCAGGTGTATCGTCCACACTGTACCGTGCGGGTATTAACTTATCTTCGGGGCAGAACAACAACCCCGCCCTAACTGTCTTTATGTTGGGGTACATCTTAAATACGACCAGCGCCATCAGTTGTAACTGCGACACATCTGCGTTTTTTGATTTACCAAACTTGTAGTCTATTACACGGGCTACACCCGTTCGTTCGTTTACCACCAACAAGTCAATAACTGCACGAAGCCAAGCGTTTCGGTCAAAGAACTCACAGGGCTCTAGCTCTTTGGTCAACCCACACTTCAGTTCGCAGAACTTCTCACCTTCTAGATTCTTGAGCGTGTCTAACTGCTTGCGCATAAACTCAAACCTGCCGGGAATATCTACACCCTTGCTTATATATAACTCAGCAGCTTTATGTGCTTCTGTCCCGTATAGGCTTTGCTCAGACGGTTCGTCTTTGACATCCTTTAACACCTTGAGGTGGTAATACTTCTTGGGGCAGGATTGAAACGTCTTTAGTGCAGAATATGACCATGCTGGCTTAGGCATACTACTCCTTGTGGTGTTGCTTATCGGCTAGGTACTTAATTGCAATTGATGCTAACCTCAATTCTACCAGCGCGGTGTTGCACTGTGTAAGTGCATCGTCATACTGCCCTTTAAGAAACGCATTGCGCATGGCTTTTAGCCGTTGGTGTGCCTCAATGACGTGAGGGGCGTGGTCAAGTTTGTAGTCACTCATATTTAACAGTCCGCAAGTGTTTGTCCATAGTCCGCTTCAGCATCGAGCGGTATATCAGGTATCCATTTAGGCGCACGGCGCATCTGCGTCAAGATAAACTCTTTCGCTTGCTCGGCCTCGTGCTCCTTAGCAAGGATATACACCGCATCATGAACCGTCAATAGTACCGAGTAGTGTTTGGCGATACGAATCATTTGCTCACCCATCACACACCGGGCAATGCCCTGCACCAGCCCTTGAAAAAACTTGGCGCCATACAGGTACTCTTTACCTTTGCGAGTCTTGTACACCCACTTCTTGCGGTTCTCTTCTGTGATCTGGCCAAGCTCTGGGTAGCGCATGTACAACCCTGACGGCATGAGGCACCCTTGTGACCCCATCACTTTAATTAAGCCGGTATTGCCATAACTCCTTTGCATATTGTGTAGTATGCATTTAAGCGCATGCTCACCGTCATCCCATGTTTGCTTAACTAAGGCGTACTGTGTGCGGTACATATCTACAATGCGTTTAGCTTCCGTCTCACCGATGTCTGTGCCCGAACCTGTTTTAATGGCTTGACGTAACTTATTAGCACCGACACCGTAGATAAGAGATAACTGTGATGTCTTCCCAATAAAGCGTTGGTCTTTAGTTACATCGTTATAGTCAACACCGAACACTTTAGACGCAAAGTCTTTGTACAGGTCACGTCCCTCACCTAGCAGTTGCAACTTATCCATCTGTCCAGCTAACCACAGACCTACACGCAACTCAATGTTAGACAAGTCCGACCCCACAATCACATGACCAGTCGGCGCACGAAGTGCTCTTTTTAGAGTCGAGGTTCTGGGTGTATTTTGCATGTTGATCGAGCCATCAGCCGACCAACGAAATGTCCTTGCACCTGCGTATTTCAACGGTACCGACAGCACACCCTCACGACTGGCAATGTCAATGAACCGTTCAGTGCGACTCTCCTCGATGGTGGTCTTAACCCCAAGTCTTGCGGCAGCTAATGTCTGCACCCGTGGGTCGTCATGCTCTAGCAAGTTTTTGAATCCCTCATCTGTCTTTGCAAACGCATAGGTCAACTTACCTGTTGTAGGACTTGTCTTTAGTGGTGGCTCAACGTGCAACATCTCTAGTGCCTTGGCAAACTTATCGTTTGAACGCAGTATCTTTTGTGCGTAATCTAGTGCTTCTGGGCTGTCCATTGCGATCTTGGCGGCTGTGTCATGTTCACCGATCGCGTTTAGTGCTTTGAATAGGTGCTCGGTTTTGGTCTTGCGTACTTCTTGCAGGTGTTGGTGTAGCAGTGGTTCATCCAGCACGAGTTGCGGGCGTGTGAACATGCGCAGTGTCATGTCAATTAGGGATAGCTCTTTTGTGGGGAATCCGCGCTTGATCTGCTCGTTAAAAACAGCATAAGTTAGTGCTACGTCGTTTTTACAATACATCCCATACTGTTTGAGTTCTGCGACAGTAAAGTCCTTTTTGTATTTACCTAGCGCATGGATAACCTCATCACCCTTTTCACCCACCCCGTAGACTTTGGCAAGGTTAGCTAGGCTAACACTGGCGTCAACACCTAACTGAGCGCGAGCCATGCACATGGTGTCAAGCAACTTCGCCGGATGTATGTCAAACAAGAATGATAGTATCCCTGCATCAAACACCGTGTTCTGGCACAAGAGCGCAGAGTTGTCCCAGTCAATCGCATTTAGTATGCGCGTGTAGTGCTCCATGTCACCGGTGAACCAACGTGGCTTGCTGTCATTGACTTGTATTGAGAACCCGATCAGCTCGAACCTTGGGTCACGTATGTACGCCTCAGTGGTCAACTTTCGGAGCGAATACTCTTTGTCATAGTAGGTCTCCGCATCGAACGTAATTAGATCCATTACAAACTCTCCAGTAGCTTAGCCACATCATCTATGTTGTTTTCGTTAACCACAATCGCACGGGCACCAGAGTCATTAATAGCAATCATCTCCTTTAACTGAAGCGCAGTGGGCTTGCCTTTACCTGCCTTGCACTCGATCGCAAAGAACTTGCCTTTGTAGCTACCAATAATATCGGGGATGCCCGAACGGCCGAAGCCATTCATGACAGGGTAAAAGTAATAAGCGCCTGCCTCTTTTAGTACACGCACCACTTTGGCCTTAACCGCTTTCTCAGGGGTTTGTGCCATTGGCGTTCTCCAGCACCTCTACCAGTTTCTCGGCGTAGTGTTTAATCTTCTTGGCTTCTTTGAGGCGCTCGTCTTTTCGGCCCATGCGCATGGTGTACTTCAGGATGTTGCCGCGGTGGTATCCCACTTGCTGCTCTAGTGGCCACTGGTCGATAATCTCCCAAGGCTCGATGCCCATGTCCTTGTAGTGCTTGGCGCCATCCATAGATGCGCGGTGTTGTTGCAGGTCAATGGTGTTGTGGCGGTAGAGTTCTTTCATGCGGCTCTCGTCTAGTTTTTGTTTAAGTAGTTGACCTAGGGGTATTGGGTTATCCATATGCACCTCCGCTTATCCAGTTCCAGTAGTTACGATTGATTTGATACGCTTGATCAGGTGTCAGACGTGGTTTCAGTATGTCTGCAACTTCTTTAGTTACGGCACGTTTGGCTTCAAGTTCTTTGTCTACCTCGACCTTACGCTCTCGCTGCTCCTTACGCACCTCGTATGATTGTTGAGGTCTAGGTTTGGGCTTTTGCGCATCAGGTTCCCCCCCTGCTTCATAGATAGCTAACCAAGATGTACGCTTGCCTTCGGGAGGTTGCCAGCCTCGGATACGGAGCAACCCGTTCTTTCGCATGTCTCGAATGCCGTGGTTCACAGTGTCACGAGATAATTTCGTAGTGGTCGCAATCTCCTGAGCCGTGCCCGATTCACCTGTGAGAAATAACCTAGACAACACTCGAAGCACAGGCCGGTCAAAATCAGTTAGCTGTTCAAGCGTCATGCCGGCGATAGATTTAGTTACGCCCAATGTCTTCTCCTTTCTTTCTGTAGCCGTCCAAGAAACCTTGCTCGTAGGCTTGCCTGATACTGATACGTCCGAGCTTCTCAGCATTGTCCGTAATATAAAGACCTGCCGCGTTCCATGCAGCCATTGCTCCCTTGTTACGCTCATGCACATCATGCATCATCTTGTGCTCGTCCCATGCTTTATCTTCGTCACTCATATCTATCTCCTAGGTAAAAAAGGATTCAACAACACACGGCTTAGGATACTTGTCTGTTGTACCAATATGCCTGATGCCTCGCTTGACATTGTTTGTTAAAACATCCCATCCGTAATCTTCGATGTCGTATTCGTGCATCATTTCCATCGCC